CATTAAGGGAGACGACACCCCCATCCAGCCCGGAGAATTTAGAGACGTAGATGTACCCTCAGGAAGCATCCGTGACAATATATTACCACTGCCATACAAGGAGCCAAGTCAGGTTCTGTTTGCCTTGTTCCAAAACATCGTAGAGGAAGGCCGCGCATTCGCATCAAGTGGCGATATGAATGTGTCCGACATGAGTGCAAACGCACCAGTTGGTACAACTTTGGCGCTGTTGGAGCGTACCCTCAAGGTGATGGGGGCTGTTCAAGCCCGTATGCACTACACGATGAAGCAGGAGTTCAAACTCTTGAAGGTCATCATTGCTGACTATACGCCTGAGGAGTATGGCTACGAGCCTGTTGACGGTAGCCGTGCTGCGCGTAGATCAGACTACGACCAAGTAGATGTGATTCCTGTGAGCGACCCTAACGCCGCAACAATGGCACAGAAGATTGTGCAATACCAAGCTGTTATGCAGTTGGCACAACAGGCCCCTCAGTTGTACGACATGTCGCTGCTGCACCGCCAGATGATCGAAGTATTAGGCGTGAAGAATGCCAACAAGCTGGTCAAGACAGAAGATGATGCAATACCCACCGACCCAGTTCAAGAGAATCAAAACATTTTGAACATGAAGCCAGTCAAGGCGTTTATTGAGCAGAACCATGAGGCGCATATTCAGACACACATGGCGGCAATTCAGAATCCTAAGATTCAGCAGTTGATGCAGATGAACCCACAAGCTCAAGCGATCATGGCAGCGGCTATGGCGCATATCAACGAGCACATTGCATTTGAATATCGCAGGCAAGTTGAAATGACAATGGGTATGCCATTACCTGATGAAGAGCAAAACAAACAAGTCCCACCGGGCTTGGCAGATCGTATTGCAATGTTGGCAGCACAAGCAACACAGCAGTTGACGCAGCAAGCTCAACAACAAGCTCAACAAGAACAGGCTCAACAACAGATGCAAGACCCCATCGTTCAGATGCAAATGCAAGAGTTACAAATCAAGCAAGGCGAATTGCAGTTGAAGCAACAGAAGCAAGCTATCGATGCTGCGACAAAAGCCGACCAGCTTCGCATCGAAGAAGCACGTATCGCGGCTCAAAAAGAGATCGCTGCCATGCAAGTTGGCGCACAGTCAGCTGCAAAACGAGATCAGTTAGCAAAACAGCAAGAGACTGAAGGAATGCGTATGGGCATTGACGCTGCTAAACACCGCGCTCAAATGGCTGTACAGCACGCGCAACGGGCGGCGCAACGAAACCAGCCTAGCAACAAACCTAAAAAGGAACGTGATTGAACGATTACAAAGTACTGGCTCATGTAGCCAAAGAAATTGACAGGATGCGCATGGAAAATGCAATGTTTCTTGCCGCCGGTCGAGCTATTAATTTTGACGAATATCGTCATGTCTGCGGAATCATCCGAGGTCTGAACTTTGCAGAAAACATTATCAATGACCTTGTGCAAAAAATGGAGAAATCTGATGACTGAATTTGATGTTGCAGCAGTTGACCTGTCTGGTATTTTGAACACCACCGCAGAGCAAAAAGCCAAGCAATTGCCCGACCCCAAAACTTTCCGTCTGTTGTGTGTTGTCCCCGAAGCAATGGAGGAATACCACGATAGTGAGGTAGGTTTGCTCAAGGATGCTAAGACTATGCACCACGAAGAGGTACTGACCCCAGTCCTGTTTGTAATCAAGCTTGGCCCTGATGCGTATAAAGACACAACCCGGTTCCCAAGTGGGCCGTCGTGCAAGGAAGGTGACTTTGTCATTGTCCGCCCCAATTCAGGCACTCGCCTGAAGATTCATGGTCGTGAATTCCGCATCATTAACGATGACTCGGTTGAAGCGGTTGTGGAAGACCCCCGTGGTATCACACGAGCAGCATAAGGAGTAAATCATGCCGTTACCTAAGTTTGAGGATACTTACGAGTTTCCTGACGAAAAAGCAGAGAAAGCTGCTGCTGAAGAGAAGTTTGAGATAGAAATTGAGGACGATACGCCCCCGCAGGATCGTGGTCGCAAGCCCATGAAAGAGCCGATTGAAGACCCAACCGAAGACGAACTAGCTTCGTACGACGAGAAAGTTCAGGCCCGTATCAAGAAGTTCACCCGTGGTTACCACGATGAACGCCGTGCCAAAGAGGAAGCCCTACGCGAACGCGAAGCGGCTGAGAACTTTGCAAAGCAAGTCTATGAAGAGAACAAAAAACTTCAACAACAGCTTTCTAGTGGTAGCAAAGTATTCATTGAGCAGTCTCAATCAAGTGCTCAATTGGAGCTTGAATCTGCCAAAAAGAAATACAAAGAAGCCTACGAGTCCGCTGACGTTGATGCACTAGCTGAGGCCCAAAGTGAGATAGCTAGGGCTACTCTGAAGTTAGATAAAGCCTCTGGCTTAAAGCCCATTGAGGTTGAGGAGCGTGAGTTCCAAGCTGCACAACCTGACCAGCCAAGGATGACTCCTCGCACTAAAAAGTGGGTTGAGCGCAACAATGACTGGTGGGGTGTTGACGACGAAATGACTATGACTGCAATGGGTATTGACAGAAAGTTGCAGAAAGAGTATGGTGCGGACTATGTAGGTACTGAAGAGTACTTCCAAACCATCGATAAAACGATGCGCAAACGATTTCCTGAGCACTTTGAAAGTGAACAGAGCTATGAGGATGACGAATCGCCTCCTAATAAAAGAACGTCAGAACCGGTTGATGAGGATGATCCCCCGCACCGTGCAACAAGATCAGCTTCGCCAGTAGCTCCGGCTACCCGAAGCACCCCGCCTAACCGTATACGGCTAAAGGCATCCGAAGCCGCGACTGCGCGTCGCCTTGGGGTTCCTTTGGAGCTATACGCTAAACAGGTTGCTTTACTTAGAAAAGGTACTTAATCATGTCTGAAACCAAACAAAATCGCATGGTGCGAGAGTTAGAGTCACGGGATACTGTGCAGAGACCTGCATATTGGAGAGCCCCTGAGGTTCTACCTATGCCCGATGAACGACCCGGTTGGAAACATAGATATGTCCGGTTAAGTACTAATGGTGTTGCTGATCCAAGCAATATCTCTTCTAAGTTACGTGAGGGATACGAACCCGTAAAAGCGGAAGAATATCCTGAGCTGATGATGCACGCTGCCACTGAAGGTCGCTTTAAAGGCGGCATTGAGATTGGTGGGCTGTTGCTCTGTCGTATTCCTGCCGAGTTTATGGATCAACGTGCCAAGCACTTTGACGACCTGAACAAGTCACAAATGGAATCGGTAGACAACAATTTCCTTCGTGAGAGTAATCCTAAGATGCCTCTTTTCTCTGAGAAGAAATCTAATGTTACTTTCGGTTCTGGTTCTTAAATTTAGGAGTCCTTAAATGGCATATCCGACTGTAAACGCCCCCTACGGGCTACAGCCAATCAATTTGATTGGTGGTCAGGTATTTGCTGGTGCAACTCGTCAATTAGTTATCGCAAACTCTTCTGGTACTGGCTACGGTACTAGCATTTTTTACGGTGACGTTGTCAACATTGCTTCAACAGGTACTATCAACAAAGACACTGGCACTACGACCGCAACCCCCGTGGGTGTGTTCATGGGCTGTCAGTACATCAGCGCCGTCACTGGTCAGCTGACTTTCTCTCAGTACTACCCTGCAAGTTTGGCAGTCAAGACTGGTACAAACATCTTTGCATTTGTTTCTGATGATCCTGACCAACTTTTCAAAGTGGTCAACGTCGCTGGTACAACTGCTGATGACACTACCTCTGGCTTGTTGCCCGCTTACTTAGGTCGCACTGTAATTGGCTCCAATGCTCAATTGGTTCAAAACGCTGGCTCCACCACCACAGGTGACAGCAAGGTGGCGATTTATACTGCTGCTGGCGCAACAACCACCGCAACATTGCCAATCCGTATTATTGATGTTGTCCCCGACACCGCAGATTCAAACGGAAACTTCTGTGAATTTGTTGTTAAGTGGAATGCCCCCAACGTGACTAGTCAAACAGTTGCTGGTGGTCATCAATACCTCAACCCAACCGGCATCTAAGGAGCATATAAATGGCTATTTCACGCGCACAACTGCTGAAAGAGTTGCTCCCCGGTCTGAACGCTTTGTTCGGTATGGAGTATGCTCGTTACGGCGAAGAGCACAAAGAGATCTACGAAACTGAGACCTCTGAGCGTTCTTTTGAAGAAGAAACCAAACTGTCTGGCTTCTCTGCTGCACCAGTCAAAAACGAGGGTTCTGCCATTCGTTATGACAATGCACAAGAGGCATGGACAACTCGCTATAACCACGAAACCATCGCCTTGGGTTTCTCAATCACTGAAGAAGCGATTGAAGATAACTTGTACGACAGCTTGTCTGGTCGTTACACCAAGTCTTTGGCCCGTGCTATGGCGTACACCAAGCAGGTTAAGGCTGCTGCGGTTTTGAACAACGGCTTCAGCACCAGCTACCCCGGTGGCGACGGCGTTGCTTTGTTCAGCACTGCTCACCCCTTGATCTCTGGTGGTACCAACAGCAACACTCCTTCTACCCAAGTTGACCTGAACGAGACTTCTTTGGAAGCCGCTGTTATTCAGATCGCTGCTTGGACAGACGAGCGTGGTTTATTGATCGCCGCCAAGCCTAAGAAGATGATTGTTCCCCCCAACTTGATGTTCGTCGCTAAACGCTTGTTGGACACCGAACTCCGCGTGTCTACTGCTGATAACGACATCAACGCCATCAAGCAAATGGGCGCAATCCCCGAAGGCTACACTGTCAACCACTTCTTGACAGACACCAACGCTTGGTTCCTGACCACAGACGTACCTAACGGTATGAAGCACTTCGTGCGTATGCCTCTGGCAAACAGCATGGACGGCGACTTTGACACCGGCAACGTCCGTTACAAGGCCCGTGAGCGTTATAGCTTCGGCTGGTCTGATCCCCTCGGCATGTGGGGTTCTTCAGGTTCGTCCTGATAATTTGGTTTTAAATAACCAGATGGGGGCCCCCAAAAGGGGCCCTTTTTTATTAGCCTTGCAAACGTCATAGAGGTTCCGTAGGATTGTTTCGCAGCACAGTGCTGCACCAAATTAAAGGAGCCTTTCATGTACAAAGTAGAAATTAAAATTGGCGATTGGGATTTCTTGGACGATGAAGTTGTGACCATTGAGACTAACGACTTTGAGAAAGCACAGATAATTCAAGAATTCATCGAGTTCCAGCAAGACCACGGCTGGGCAGTTGACTACGCCCCCACCGCTGAATATTTGGCAAACCAAAACGACGAAGACGAAGAGTACGTTTATGACGAAGACACCGATGCTTGGTATTGGTATGACGAAGACGCGGACACATGGTATGTGTACGATGAAGAGTCTGATGACTGGGTTGAGTACGTTGAAGACGAAGAGTCAGAAGACGAAGCTGAAGAGCAGTCAGATGGCGTGACTACTTTTGTTATTACGCGTATTGAAGAGTAAT